AAACAAGGATTTGTTATGAATGAGAATACACAAGCAGAGCCAACAGTTCGACCCGACGTTACGGGGGACAAATTATCACAATTAAAGCATGATTTAGCGACTGAACTGTCTAAAAATTATGGTTTATTAGTTGATTTTCTTAAAAAATTACCAAATTCTCCTATGAAAGACCACGGCATTTTGAATTTTGACCAAGGATTTCTTTGGATACGCGAAATGATTTTAACACAGTTACAATTATCCCCAGAACCGACTGGATCGAATTTATCAAATTCAACACCGGCATCATCTGCTCCCCCTGCTCCACCCGTATAGATTTCATCATGTTCCCCCCAGGTTCACAGTCCTGGGGTCTTTTTATAAGCGCAAGAGCTTTTGAATGATAGGGGCAAGCGGTAATAAAATACCTAAGATAATTAAGCCCAATGTCCATTTAAAATGACTGTCTATTTTTGAATCCATTTTGATAAATCTTTGATCGACTTTATCAAATGATGACTTCATGTCTTGTCTTAATTCGCCGATAGCGGTCAAGACGTGACTCATATTGTTTTCTAAAACGGCCATCTTTGTCTTATTACTTTGTTGTTCTTCTTTATGATTATGCATAAAATAACCTCTTATTGTTGTAATGAGGCTATATTAGCATGGTTTTATCGTGCGCGCCTTGCGTATATCGCCCCGCATACGGTTGAAGTGCCGCTTGTAGCGCTTACTTCGCAACTTAAATAAATAGTCGTCGTCGTTGATAAACTATATCTTGCATAAGGAACACTGATTCCAGCTGTTGCATTTAACGTTCCTGTTGCTAACGCGAAATTATTATATAAAGGGGTGGCGGGTATTGTTGCACTAGTGGCACTTGTCCATACAGTTAAAGCTTGGGTACTTGCCTGTAAAGCGACACCCAATACATTTCCATAAACGTCCCAGTCGCCGGCTGTTAAAGAAATACTCGTCACATCCGTCGCCGTAGCGTTATTGCATGTAACGGATGATCCACTGACTATAACGCTTGAAATAAATTCGCCGACATATCCGGCCGCCGCATTATCGTTCGTTCCTGTGCCTTTAATGGCAGCGCCCCCTGTTCCTTTTCCGAGTAATTCAAGTGTAATATTCGTATCTGCACCTTGTGCGCTAATAGCACAAGGGTTATTTGTCGAATTATTAATAAAATTAATATAATTAACAGCAGAAGCATTATGTCCGAATGAAATAATCAAATTACTATTTGGATCTAGAATGGATGTAGGTGCTTTTAATGCACCTGTCAATCCCGTCATAGATATAATAGTGGTATTGATGGGAGCATCGGCAACCGTAGAAAAAGATAAAACAGCCGATCCATTTGTCGTAATAGCTTGCCCTGAGCTTCCATCCGCTACCGGTAGAGAAAATACGATATTACTCGAAGCTCCAACTCCAGCTTTGATTCCTGTATATTGATTATGTATCGCATTATAAAATATCATCGCAGGCGCGATCGTTTCGGTAATATCCTCTAATATGATATTTCCTGCTTTTGTAATCACATTTAGACTTATATTACTATCACTTCCAGTTGCATAAATAGACGGAAAACCCCCAGATTCTGCATTTTCTATTATTATATAATTAACCGCATTAACTTCAGATTCAAATTGGGCAATCGTATGAGTGGCAGAAAGAAAAATAGATGATGTTTCCCCTTTAGAGGCAATAGTGATGTTAATGCTGCTATCAGAACCTTGTGCTTCTAAAAATAAAGGAGTAGTCGTAGCCGAATTAAATAAAACCCAATAATTCACAGAAGATGCTTGATAATCTAAGACAAGTAACCGATTTCCTGAACTATCTTCAATAGCAGTAGGGGCTTGTAATGCTCCCGTTAATCCCGTCATCGACGTGATATTAGTATTAACCGGAAAATTAGCCCCACTCGTGACAGTAGAAAATGATAAATGCCCTGCCCCATCGGTTCCCAGAAATTGACCGGAAGAACCATCGGCCGTGGGAAGTGTAAATGTAACTGAGCCTACTTGTGAAGAACTAACAGTTAATCCTACATAAGAACCATTTTGATTATAAAAATTAACAATTGCTGATGCTGACGTATCTTTTATACTTAAAAAACTGGAGCCAGCCGTTCTTAAATAAATATTTCCTACTCCTGAGGCATATAATCCAATGCCAGCACTTCCCGTCATGATCAGTGTTTGATGATCTGCGTTACTGAAAGTAACCGTACCTGAAGATGAGGTCGTTCCAGAGAAAATGAGCAGAGGCGTTCCAATTGGATTGTTAATTCCCGTTGGCGCATCAAGAGTTCCTGTAAGACCCGTCATCGATGTGATATTGGTATTGGCTCCTTTATTTGCAAATTGCGCTGAAAAATTCGTAAATGTCATCGCCGCATCATTCCCTGTCCCATAAGGCGATTGGCCAAAATACATCAAATCCGTTCCGGTATTAGAGGTAATCGGGTTGGCCGTATATATTTGATCTATATTGCTTGACATAAAAAATCCTTTTTATGGTTCATAATAATAAGAAATTTGTTCCATTTAAAAGCAAAAATGATGATCCGTTTAATAATAAAAAATTTTGCGTTACAGGTGGCGCACTCGGCGAATAATCCGATTGGGGTTGCGTAAAGACGCCCGTCGTTCCGAAATTATAATTTGGCGAAAACATGAAATTAGGGGTATGAGACAGCATATAGCGATACTCCAACATCGGCGGTCGTGCTATCCGTAATCATACTGATCTTCCCGCCTGCGTAAACAGTCCTTGCGGCAGGGTTCAATTCTGCCGTGGTAGATGCTAATGTAGCGCCGGCAGGCACTGCCGCAGTCGCCCCCGTTAAATCCACCCATACATCCGTACCAGGTTGATATGAGAAAACAACAATCCAGACTTGATGATTAGATGGTACCGTAATCGATGTGGCGCTGCCCGTCGTTAATCTTACAGACCATTTATCTGTTGCTGTTACCGGTGCATAGGCATTATATCCTTGCGTATCCCGTCCGAAATTCAAAAATGTCGACATAAAAACTCCTTTTCTATGCTGCTTTAATTATAACCCATGAATAAGTGGATGCATCTAATGCATTGCTGGATGTTAATGTAAAAGACACGCCATTTGATATAGTCACAGTGGGTTCACCGAATCCAATGGTTCCCCCTGTTGCTGTTCTACTCGTTAAAATAATATCACCCGTTGCAACGGCAGTGGTTGAAACAGTAACAGTCCCTGCAACCATAGTAGCCCCCGTTCCAGCGCAAGCATTAGACCCTTGTTTAATTTTTAATGTTTTACCTACGGTTGTAATTGACAATGAACCCGAATCAACATTGACATTAGCGGTGAAATCAATCGTATTAGACGCACCAGGCGTAATATTCATGGACATAACAGCATTGACGGCGTCGTATATGATAAAATTGGAACTTCCCGAGCCTAATCCATTCTGCCAGATATTTGTGCCGGCATTATTATATATAAACAATGCTTGTCCCGTGGTATCGGCACGCTGAATAACAAAAGAAGCCGTATTTCCCGTTCCGGTCGTCCTAAACGATGCCGCGACACTGGTACTTAAAGCACAATCAAAGGTATTAAATGGAAACGTACCGATGCCTAAACGAACGGGCGAATCTAAAAAATAAAGGTTTGCGTTGTCTTGCGTGAAAACGCCGCCCGCGCTAATAAACGGAATAGAGCCTCCCGTCCATGTAATGCCCGTTCCCGTCCCCCCGTTTGCGGTCGGCAATATGCCCGTAATGCCTGTGGTAAGCGGCAATCCCGTCGCGTTCGTTAAAGTAACAGACGTCGGCGTTCCAAGAATAGGGCTTACTAATGTAGGGCTTGTTGCAAGAACAGGGGCGCCTGATCCAGTAAAAGCGACCCATGCGGGCACCCCTGAACCATTCGTCAATAATCCCGAGCTATTCGCGGAGGCCAATGCTGCCATTGTGTTGGCGGCTGATGCATAAAGTAATGTATTAATGGCATTCGTCGAAGGATAAGTCGAAGTCGACCAAGAAGGAGTCGTGCTTGCGCCAGAAAGCAGTAATTGTCCTGCCGTAGCTGTTCCTGATAATATCGCTAATGCTGATGCCGTGCTGAAAACGATCCCACCATTAGAAGCCGAAAGTGAGGCAGCCGTACCGCCCCGTGATAAAGCAAGTGTTCCAGTCCAGCCAGCTGTGATCTCCACCGCTTGCAATAATGCCGCTGAAGGTGTTCCAGTTAATGTCAATGTCACGTTGGTATCATTGGCTTCTGTCAAAGCCGCGGGAGTCGGAAGTTGCGACGTAGTTGCCAAAGTACCGGATGTAGGGAATGTTACTGTCGTATTGCCTGTTATCGTTCCAGTAAAAGTAAACGCACCAGAAAAAGCAACATTGCCTCCGATTGTGATCGTACTTGCTCCATTATTGATGCCTGTTCCGCCACGAGTTCCAGAAAGTGTTCCAGTCCAGCCCAACGTCATAGATACGGCTTGCAATAAAGCAGTCGAAGGCGTTCCGCCAAGCGTTAATGTGACATTCGTATCGTTTACTTCGGTTAATGCCGCCGGTGTAATCGTCGTTTGGTATCCTGGAATAGTCAAGCCAGATGGTAATGTTGTTGAAATACTAGGCACAGAACTTGCCGAAGTAACCAAAACGCCTGAAGCACTTGTTCCGAGCCCGCTTACCGTATCACCTGATGCGGCATACCAGGTTAATTCATTAATCAAGCCAGGGCTGACCGTTCCGGATCCTGTTGATATGGGAATGTCGACAACACCTGTTATTCTACCTTTACCATCCACTGAAAATTGCGGAATGTGACTGGCATCGCCGAATGTTCCTGTCGTTGCGTTGACCGTATTTAAAGTAAGCGTTCCGCCAGGGCCCAACGTGGCATCGCCGCCTAAGGTTTGCGTTACCCATGCCGACCCATTCGCGATTAATAAATTAGCAGAGACCGGCAGCGTAGAGCCTAACAAATTGCCATTAATTTTAGCGACAGTTGGGTTGGGATAAGTTCCACTTAGATCTCCTCCGGCGGGCCCCGTTGGCGCAATAGAACTACTCGTAATTTGTAGCCAAACTGTACTTACAGCAGTTCCGGTCGTGACGGCGATCCACAATACTTTATCAATGGTATCCCACAATAACTGATAAGTGGTCCCTGCAACAAATCCATTGGGATCCCCTGGATAATTCAAGATGACTTGCTGGGTTAGAAGTTGCGATACTTGTAACAAAGATTCTTGGACAGTAACGCCGCCTTGAACGGCAGGGATGATATCGGTCAAAAGTGCATTTGCAACAGTGGGTAGTTGAATGATTTTAATCTCGCCCGTCATAATAAATCCTTGTTAACGTCTTCTTCTCGCCCCAATAAATCCATAAGCACCCATTGTTGATCCTGTAAAAAATATAAGACCGGACAAATAAACCGTCGTGGTTGTCGCTAAGCTTAATCGCATGGGGCCTATCGGAAATCCATTGATTGCGCCTGCTGTCGAATTATTTTCTTGTATAAGAGTTTCTCCTCCGTTATTAGGCGAAGTTGGAATTGTTGCAGAGGTCGTGCTAATCCATGCGCGCATTAAAGCAGTGACGGTTGTTCCTGTCGGCGCACTATAGAAACTGGCGCTTATATCCCAATCACCTGCGGTTAGAGAAATAGAGGTGACATCGGCAGGCGTATTGTTAGTCAATGAAACAGCTGATCCTATTAATACGGTTGAGCTGATAAATTCCCCAACATTACCTGTATTCGCATTATCATTTGTCGTTGTTCCAGGTAGTTGTGCGCCGGATACTGTAATAGCAATATTCGACGCCCCCGTGATTAATCCTTTTGAATTAACGCTAAATTGCGGGACCATGTTCGCGTCCCCGAATGTGCCCGTATTGGCATTTACGGTTTTAAATACGATTTGATTACTTCCGTTAATCGACGCATCTAATCCAGTAATAGTCGTAGAACTCCAAGAAGTTCCATTCGCCATTAATAAGTTTCCTGCTGTAGGGGTGACAACACCTAATGGAACTCCATTTAATTTCAATACACTTGGATTCGGGTAAGTGGCGCCCAAGTCACCACCGGAAGGGCCGGATGGTGCGCCTCCTCCGCCATAAAATATACCAGTCCATACGGTACTAATCGCAGTACCTGTGGTCGTTGCTATATATAATTGCTTGTCCGTTGTATCCCAAAGTAATTGATATGTCTGTCCTGCGACGTTTCCGTTTGGATTTCCTGGATAATTTAAAATGACTTGCTGGGTTAAAAGCTGTGATACTTGCAACAAAGATTCAGAAACAGTAACCCCGTCCTGATCAACAGGAAAAATATCCGTAAGGAGCGCGTTCGCCACAGTGGGTAATTGACTAATCTTAATATTTGCCATTTCAACGTCCTTGTTGAAAAAACTATAATTTAAAAAATATGTTATAAAATGTTAATGGTTGTACATTATTATGTGGTTGATTTCCGCCTTGGTTCGATACGGTGGCCGTTGCATGAGAAGCGGTATTTGCAACGAAATTAGTGCCAGCACTTGTAGTACCTAATTGACCCGCTGTTGTCGTTAAAGGATCAGGCAATTCAGGGCGAGTTAATATATGTCCATATTCTCCGATTTCTGCGCCTTGCACATTAAGATGAATAACCGTACCACTTCCAGCACTTGATACCCATGCAACAACGGGTGTCCCTGTTATTGCATCTGTATAACTTATCGCTAAATTAAAAGTGGAACTAGCAATATTTGTCACATAATAAATAGCATTAGCAACAATACTATCAGGCAAAGTCCCTGTTGTTGTAAATGAAACCGGTTGTCCTTGATAAAATAAATTTCCATTACCGGATATTAATAAATTTCCACCAGAGTTAGAAGCAACAATAGCATTATTGAATGAAGGCAATAAAGCAGAAGCAGGAATAGTCCCAGCCATCACCCGTCCAAACATACTTGTCAATTGTAATTGTTTATTCGCATTAAAATCGGTAACAGCGCCTAAGGGCCCTGCCGCCGAGAAATTCGTTTTGGCGCCAAGACTGGTATACATCTGGCATATCGGATTAGAATCTGATCCTGAATCATAAGGCTGCGCTATGTTCCATAACAATTGATATAATTGAAAAACTTCAGGACTTTGTAAAGTTGTCGCATTTGATGCGTAATTTCCTATCGTGCCATCATTGGCCGGAACATATCCAAACATATATGAACTATTCGATATTTTAATATCACCTGTTCGAGAAGAACTTATGATCGCATTGATCTGGTCATCATCATCAAAATCATTGGTGGGCGGCACAGTACCTAGATATAACTTCGGAAAAGCAATGTTTATATTACATGTTAATTTAATGGGAAAACGTATTTGTATATACCAAGCATCGTCTGAAGGGCCTCCGGTAGACGAACTTGACGCAAGCGTTAAACCCATCATATTAGGGAAAGGAAAGGGAATTTGATAAAATTCCCAATTATCGTTTAATGAGATATTTCGTAAAGGTTGTTGTACTGGTGATATCACGCCCGTTCCTAGAAAAGGTATAATGAATACGGATATTTCGCCGTTAACACCCAGGTTCTGTGCCCAGAACGTAAAGACACCATTAAGATTCGTGAAGTTTTGAACATTAAGTGCGATTGGCCATTGAATATATTTATAACTTTCCGTTCCCTGCGCAGTGCATTGCAAATTAAAATACCATTTTGGTGTGACACTATTCGGTATAGGTGCGCCAGGTACTTGCATGGCTTGTAAAACGGTCGACCCTAATGGAAATTGTTGAAAAGAAATTAAATCGACACCTGTTGTTGCCGGCACACCATTTACATCTTTTACAAAAATCATATCCGGCATCGAAAACCCATCATGTTGACTAGGCGCGACCGTCGCATAATTATACGGGACTCCATTAAGAGAAAATTGATTAGGCAATACGGTCGCATTGAATGATTGCGGGACGCTTGCCGAATAATTCGGCGCGATGTTTCTCCAGAATTCTCCATTCACTAAATAATTCTTAAACGTTTGATTAATGGCAGGAACGGGCATGCCTTGCGAGATAAATGGAAAATTCTGACGTATGAATTTCTGCGCCCCAAATTGGTCTTGTACGGTAATATAATAAGGCTGAAAACTTCCCTCTTCTATATCGCCCACTGTTTGTTCGGCATAAGGATAATAGAAAGGATCGGTATCGTTACCATTATTGTCGGTAATGGCCCCTGCTGCGTTTAACGTTAGGGGATTGGGTAACGGTATATAGGTATAATTTCCCGCCGTGCCGGATTGGTAATACCAATTTTTGGGCGTCGTACGGGCATTATCTTGATAAAGCCATATAATGCCATTGGCTAATGGCAATCCCGTTTGATCGTCCAGTATCGCATTCTGCAATACCGGCGCACTTACTAATCGACTTATCGTAATCGGCATCCTTGCCTTCCTTTAAGGTTAAACTATCTAAATGGTAATGCAGTTCCACGTGATAGTATATTGGCTATTGCTCGCGATGTTTCATCTTGTTTTGATGTATTTCTGCCTAATTGATTAATCCAATCGGGATTGGTCATTAAATTTACAGCTTCAGTGTCGTATTTTTTTCCCATTGCTTTATGTACAAAGTCTTTTAAAGCATCTATTGGGTTTCTTATATCAGACGTATGTCTTTCTCCCATTCCTTTTGCTGTTTTAAAAGTCATTGGATTAGATAAATTTTTAAATGAAATCCGCATATCAGCAAGCATTTTTTGAGCTTCAGGAGCATGTTTTAATGAGCTATATAACTTATTATATGTATTGTCATTTTCAAGAAATTTTTTATAAAAAGCGCTGCCTGTTATTTGTTCATTAGGTATTTTTTCCATCATCTCTCTTTTTTTAATCACCCTTTGAGCATTTTGTCGGGCTTTTGCATAATCTGGATTAATTTTATCCATTTCTTTAAGCATATTATCTTTTTGGCTTTTAATTAATCTAGCTTCGTTTCTATTTCCTGCTCGTAAAGCAGAGCTTCTCATGTCATCTAATGCTTTTTTTACATAATCGAGATATTTAAAGTTTTCTTCTGGAACTCCATGTAGTTCACTTTTATAAGAAGAATTAGACTTGACATTTTTAAAAGCTTGATCAATAATTGAGTTATCTTTTAAATTTTGGACAAATTGAGGTGAAGCCGATGATGTTTGTGATTTTTTGTAGTATAATTCTGACTCTGCTTGTTGCTTCTTGGTAGCAATCTTATTTAAGAACTTTTTAATGGCCGAGCTTTCAGATTGTAAGCGTTCTTGCTCTTTTTTCTGTAAAACTTTTGCACCTTCTTCTGTTGTTCCTACTCTAGCCTCGATAGGCCCTTGCAAGCGATTTCCAGTAGCTTCACCTGGGGTTATATATTTCAATCCTAATCTTTTTGAAGCATCCACTGTTGCTTTTACTTCTTGTGGCTCTATTCCTTTCAATAATAGATGTTGCGCTAAGGCTTGTGCATTTTTTCCCCTCATTCCAAGATAACCGCCCGCTAATACTCCTAATAAATCAGTATATTTATTTTCTCCATTTAGAGCTTTTCCTCCTAAATAAGCGGCTCCTCCTCCCAATGTTGCTCCTGCTCCTATTTTCAATAATGGATTAGAAGATGTTACGGCGCGTACTAAAGGATTCATAATTGCCGTTCCTGCGCCGCCAGCAAGAGCTCCCTGGCCAGGGGATTCACCTTCCATTGCATTCAGTCCTGCCATCCAGCCTGCATTTTGAGCGATATCTCCACCATAAGTCGCAGCACCTTTCCCAAATTTACTTAATCCTGGAAATAATTTCCCTAAATTTCCCATAGGTAATAATGATGTTAATGCAAGATCAGCTCCTAAATGTAACCAGGGATGTTTATTTGGTTCATGATGAACATCTGGATTTGCTTCATTAACGCCTATCATGTTTTTTAGAGAAAAAGATGCAGATTCGGGATTTTCTTGATTAGAACTCTTTGATGGAGAAGCATACTGTTCGAATTTATCAGGTTCTTGAATTTCATATTTAGAGAATCTATCTTTATTCTGCATAAGAATATCCCGCCTTTAAAGCGCCATTGACTTCATTTTTTGGGATAGCATATTCTTTATTATTTTTATACATTTTAACACTAGAACCATTTTGTAAATTTTTATTATTATCGTGTTGTTGCATAGCTTTTGAAATACTTATACCAGCTCGTTTTCTAGCATTTAATCCTTCTTTTAACGCTTCCGTTAAATAATCCTGAGCTTCCTGTCTCGCTTCTTTAGAAAGCCTAGGATATTTCGCCTTGATAGCTTGTTGAGCTAATTGCATTAAATGTTCTGTTGATGTTACTCCCGCTTCTCCTTGCGCTATTTTAATTTGTTGTTGTGCGATATCAAAATTTAATTGTTGCGCGGCGATGAACCTTCCCATCCGTTTTTGAGATTCCTTGTCCGATTTAAATGTATCCGATACTTGTTCCGGACTCATTCCAAAATAAGTTGTTCCATAAGGTGCCAATCCTCTTTGTGCATATTTTTGTAAAACATTCATTTCTGATTCAGCTTGATTAGCTTGTATCATCGATGTTCTAACGGCAGCTGGCGCTGTTTGACTTGTTATTCTATCTAAGCTCGCTCTAGCGGCACCCGATAACGGATTTAATGGCGTTCCATCCGCAAGCTGCATTTTTCCTTCTCTTAAAGCATTTGCTGCTTCATAAATCTGTTCAGGCGTTTGTAACTGAGGATTATCTTTCGCCACAAAATTTTGAAACATGAGCTCTTCTTTTCCTCCAACACCAAATCCACTTTGTCCTCTTTGGTTATACATATTAATTTGTGCTTTTGTTAACTCAGGATACATTTGATTTTTTAATTGTAATTCTTTTAATTTTTCTTGTCGCATCGTATTTAGATCTTGTGTTTGAGCTCCCATCAATCCCGTTTGTGCTCTCATATGAGGCGGTTCGGCTTGTGCTTTCTCCAATTCTGCCTTAATGAAATCAGGATAATTCGGTGCACGCAACGATTCATACTGTCTTTTATATTCGTTCAATGCGTTCGCTAATCTGCGTTGTTCCTGTTCCTGCGGAAACTTAAATAAATTCTGTCCGAATTCTTGGCCTTTTAACATGCTGGAAAGAAGACCCTGATCAGCCCCTAATGGTTGAAACGATGCGAATTTAGTTGCCATAACTTATTTTCCTATTCATTACATCATTCCGCCAGCGAATCCTGCGCCTATACCTAAAAGATCCATCAACATTTTGTTTTTGTTCGCGCCGCCCGCATAGGCGTTTTCCGATTGACTATTAAGGTTCCCTGCTAATAGTTCGGCCAATGAATTAGCCGACTGGGCGCCCGTATTATACAGACCTTGTGACCCTTTCAGCCCCATGCCATACATGCCTAAGGCTTTTTGAAGCCATTCGTTATAATCTTGATTGGCAAGATTTGTTCCAATCTCCATATTCTGCTGTTCATGTTGCCTGGAACCTGCCATGCCGCCTGCCGCCGCTGCATTTCCAGCACCTTGCATCGCTTGCTTTAAAGCGAATTCAAACCCTGGCGATTGCTGGTACCCTTGGCCAATCTGATTCATTCGACCACCAGGATCTTTCATCAATCCGCCGTATTCTTCCTCCAATCCAGGTAATTGACGGTTTCCCGCTTGAATATACGGATCATAATAAGGTTTTATCGTTCCAGGCACTTTGTTGAGATATTTGCTGGCGTCTTTAGATGGGTCTCTTACCATCTTATGCCAGCCCACTGGGTCAAATATATCCATAAATCCCATATCGTAATTCCTTTTACGTTAAGGTAAATGTCTTCCATGTACCTGCTATATTACCTTTAAATTGATCATTTGTGGAGTCATACAATATATTGGCGACCGATAAAGTGCTCGTTAAAAGCGCAATATTGGAAGCGGCTTGCGAAGGAACAATGATTCCCTCCGGCTTATAATTGGTCTGCAATGCCAATATGAGATTGTCGAAAAATAATATCCAATCCGGCAGCATGTTCCCGTCTTCATCAAGGACTTTGTTCGTCCTCGGCATATCGGGAAATACCGCTTGCTGTTTTAATGTTTGGGTTGCCATGGCACGTCCTTGCATATTGAACGATTAACTAAACCAATGAAATCCTTTTCCTAATATGGCCATTATTCCAACCATGATGGTTCCAAAGGTCATAATAAATTTTATTAGCCATTTAAATTGAAAGTCCATCTTGTCCGTCAATTCTTTCCGCATTTCTTTTAATTCTGATCGAAAATCTTTTAATTCGGATCGAAAATCTTTTAATTCACCTTTAATTTCAATTAAAGTTTGGTTGATATTACTTATATCTTTTTCTATTCCTACCATTCTGATTTCGGCTGCTGTTCTAATCATTATCAATTCTTTTGGTGTTTGCATTATAATTACCCTATTTTGATTGTATTTATGTCATTATAACGCAATTGATCTTCGTTTATTGCCGTATATTCACAATTCCATCTGTAGCAACAAACCTTCCTAAGCCCCAAAATTTGAATTGACACACGAAATCATTGGCAAGCCCTATCTGCCACCATTGTATTTTATTCTTACGGTTACCAATCTGATTTAGCGTATATCCCATATCCGATCCAAAGCTTGCCCCTCCGTCGGTTGATATGGATAAATCGACACGAGGAAGCATGAGATAAATATTATCTTGTTCTGTGATAAGATTATTCAACCCGTCTTCCGTTAATAACAATAATCCATTTTCTGTTATAATATTTAATGGCCCTAAGTCTACGGGCTGATAATTTGTCTCGCCTTGTTCTATCGTAAAACCCACATCATTAACCACGAAATATTCTTGGGTTGGCATGCGTATATTTTTGCATATTCGAAAACGCGGAATTTCATTCCCATCATAAGTCGTATAGATCGTATCGAATGCATAAAGATTACCGCTGTTTTTTGTTAGAAAATAATATTGATTATTAAAAAATGCGACGCTAGATGCGATAAAATAATTTAAGTTCTCATCGCATGCATGAAAAAATTTCTGTGTATTGAAATCGTAAAATAAAGATAAGTTATCGGTATAGAAATTAATGTGATAAATCAAATGACCATCTTGTCTATAGATAAACGCTTGCGAATCACCAGGATCTTCTAGTTGCGAAAATAAATAATCGATACCATCCGTTGTGATTTTCTCAGGCATTTGTCCCTTTGAGTACATAATAATAGGGCCCGATTTTTCATTTTGCGCAAGCCAACATACAATTTCATCGGTCGATGCAATCGTCGCAGGATTCAGACAACCATAATCAATGCTATAGGAATTATTACGTTGATAAGGAAATAATTGATATCCTACATTCATCCAAGCTTCTGTCACTACATTTCCCATTACAAATACTAGATTTCCGCGAGAAGGGAAACGTACGACTGCCTGGATATTATCCGGCTTTGTTTGCAATAAACCTTGATGTGCCGCATCATTCGGCCAGGAATAACCTTGGTTTGATTCAGATAACCGCCATGAATTATTAGCAGGCGGTGTATAGTCCGTATCGGAAAGTGCTGCGCATATAAAATATGTATCATGAAAATCGATAAAACCAGGGATAAATGTTAAATTGGGTACAGGGCCAAATACGGGTTGACTCAGGCTTGGGTCAGGCGTTTGATCATAAATATAAATCGCCATTCCATCTGATATCGCGATTTGCGGTTTATTATTTTCTGCGATATAGACGATTCCACTATTTGTTTGTAATGTACCGATAAGTGTTGCACTAGCATCTTCTGTCATCAACGAATCTTGATCGAAGAAGATATCCACCAAATAGACATTTGCCCCGACAACAGCAATCATCTTTCCTAATTTCGTGCTAGTATGAAGTCCTCGTCCTTCTGGCGCATTATTAAAATACGTTAACGCATCCATCGCTAATATATATCCTGCATATGGGACTAAAAATTCGTCCGACAACAGCATATTGTATGTTCGTTCTGAATTTATTTTGGGGTATCTTCCGAACGTAGAACTTCCCGCAATATTTAGCGGTACTTGCTTAAAATTTTGTCCACGTGGAACCATAAAGCCATCCTTGGCTATGTAACATTAAATTACATATAAACTTACGATAAAAGTGATAAACATAATAATCATTAACTTGGCCGGAAACCCCTTCCAATATTGATATCGCCATAATTCAGCCCAGTCCCCTGTTGTAATATGCTCGTCTTGATGATGCTCAAATCAGGCGGCGATATGTACATTAGTTTACGTTCATATTTTTTCAAAATCTTTGATGATTCAGGATTAAATAAAATTCCATATTCAGAACACATCATCTCAGCAAGTGCATAACGTAAATATTCAATATAAGAAGTGTCATAACCTTGATTAGAACTATTGATAAAAGTATAGGGCAATCCGACCTGGCTAATATTCGTTAAATCGGTATTCAGCTGTACATCGACTAAAAATAATTTCACCATCATTTTTAATATATATGCGCTTTGCGGTAAAAAATATAATGATAAGTTCCCCCCGCCTAATTCACGATTATAATTCCAATTGAATGGCAATGTTTGAATATTGTCAACACGTCCTGATCCGTAATAATGCGAACGCGTAATAGAATCCATTGGGTATCGAAGTACGTCAATATTAAATGTTAATGACTCAATAGCTGCAACATAAGGAAGAAAATAATATTCCTGACCTGGCACGCATGGCATTGTAATATACGTCCAATACGGAACAAGATCAGTTTCGATTTGTTTAAAATCGAGAAGAGAATTTAATAATAACAAACCATCATTGATTTGATCGCCTGTTACCGTTTGAAGATTTCGTGCAACAATACCGGAAAGATACCAGGAGCGCGAAATCAACGTCTGTGCAAGATACGCCATCATGCGCTCCTTTTATTGTTAAGTAGTCGTAACGCTGTAACCTGCCACTAACAAAGTTAATGAATCACTAGAACTTGAGACAAGATAATCGATCGACGGTTCCCCTGTGGCAACACCACAAAGCACTTGAATATATTGTTGCTGTGGAACACCAGCGGCTTGCCCTGTGATCGTTACCAAATTCGATGTGCCCGTCCCGCTTCCTGTTGGCCTCAATAATGCATAATCGCCTGCCGCTGCCGGAATAAACGTCGCATTAAGATAAACGATAACGCCTGGGTCTGTTGTAGTCGGAACAGGGGTTGTCAATGCCACGGCTGTAAAGGTCGTTGCATTTCCTGCCGATAAGACAGATATTTGCGGAGAGAGATAAAACGCCCGTGCATTTTTATAATTCAATACATCTGCCGCGATGAAATGTGCAGAACTATCTGTCGTAACAAAGCCTAATAAAACGAGTGAATCATATCCTTTTGGCATTAATGGATAGGCATTGCTATAAAGACTGATTAATCCTGCAACCGGATTATATCCGCGCGAATCACCTATCAACCAAATAAGATAGTTTGAACTCACCGCCAATGTCCCTTGGTCTAATCCATTCGCACCATTGACTGCTGAGTTTAAAAATAATGGCGGAATATAATTCAGGTACAATGTGGCAGGATAAGTCACACCTTGCAGATTAGGAAACCCGATTGGCATGTCAATATTATCGTTCATATCTCGCGCCTGCCCTGGAGCAATCGCAAGTACGGTTGTCGACGCGACCGAAATATTCATGCCTTGCACATATAGATGGGGCAGCGAATAAATCGGGTCATTTTGAATCTGTACACCAGAACCGCTTAACATAATAAATACCTCTCAAATTCGTTAACCTTGGGATAGGGGAACCAAATAACGCATGGAATATTCAGGCACCAAAACCGAACCATGCACTTCGTCATAGATCATACCTGTTTGGTTTTGTCCAAATACCGAACCATAGGTCAATCGTAAAGATGCAGCGGTTTCAGGATCATATTCATTAGCGGTATCGTAAGGTGATTGTTCAGGTAATTGGGGCAATGCCATAAATAGAGAATCGCCGCCTGCAATGCCCCCGCAACGATGCGATGGGAAGGTCAGTAACTGCATGCCTGCCACAATCGGATTATTGAGGTTTTGATTCGCTCCCCCTGCCCAATTCAACGCAGGATAAATGGATATCGTCACATTCCCTGATGCATTGGCCCCTGCATTAGCGGTTGCCCTAAACTGCACGGGATTGGCCGATTGATAATGACCGATAAAAGTCAGGTATCGCATATTCGGCTGGCCTGAAACACCATCTTTAAACTGAAATTCATCGCCGGCAAAAACGGCATTGGCATCCGAATCGGTAGCCCCACTCACTGTGATTTGAGTCACATTCTGACCAGTGGGATCATTGGTTGAGATTACGGTCAAAGTCTGCCCATTGACCCCTGTATCGCCCGATACATGAATCGGCATTAAATTTGACTGATAGTAATGAACGACAGGCGTACCAAAATCACCGACTTCCCATGACATCGCAATATCATTGTTTCGTTCAGGGGCGAATTGGTTCAAGCCATTACCCACGATCGCAGGAATGACGGTATCTGGCAGATAAACTTTGATGCCCTCACTCACAGCGCCATAGTTCTTGAAAAACATGATGGCTTGCGCTAATTGCTGGTAGGAAGATATGGCGGTCGAACCATCGCCGAAGAACCGATAAGGGCCTGAAAATGTATTCAATGTCCCGTTTAATTGACTCGTAACGGCAGACGCCCAATTTAATGCGATATTCCCTTCGATCAAGTTAGCTAATTCAGCAATAGCCGACTTCCCAAAGACACGCATGTAATCTTCTTCGCCTTTTTCCAAATTAAAGATACGTTGTTGCGCGGTGACGGCGAAAGAAGTGTTATTTGATTGATCGGCGACTAATTGCAACACACGCTGTACGGCAGGCTGCCATGACGCGACTAATCCTGCGGATGTCGTAAAACGGGGCGGCAAATCAAACGTTACCGTTGAACCTAAGTTACTTTGGATTTTGTCAAAATCTTTGAATTTTGTATTAGCTGTTGAAATATGACAGCAAAGGTTTAATAGTAGGGCCAGACTTGAACGTTGATAAGTCTGCACCTGTTGCAAAGTATTATTCGGAAATACAGCCATGTTATGTCGCTCCTAACGATAAATTCCATTTATTTGTAGGATGCTGGCGTTAAGCTATACTCGATATTTTTTCCTATAATCAGAGACGCTCATCGCACCAGAATCCAAACCGGTGTTAGAAGGTCGCAGCTGACTTAATGGCTCTCTAGGCATCTTCACGTTTCCCGCCTCTTCATTCGCTTTTAAAGACGCAGCCAAACGCTGGGCTTGCAGGATCGCGGCACGAGGTGATCGCATTGCCATACTTTCTAAGATTTCCATCTTAGCGAGGTCTTTCCCCAATTCGTACAATACATCGTGACCATTCTCAATATGATCACCCAGTAGTTGGACAACATTAGGGAAAGAAGCAAATTCAATGTCCCCGATGACTTTCTCAAAATCCGAATATTTCTCTTTTCCCTGTGTCACTTTGGCTTGAAAGTTCTGGACTGTGCGGTGCGCCATGTCTTCCTGATGTTTGGTCTGTGCATCCTGCACCCACACATCACGCAGTCGTTGAGCTTCTTCAGCTGCAATTCGTCGATACTGGTTCTCGTCCAAGCCAGACTGAACGGGCTGCGGTGGGTGGATACCCACATCTCCGTATTTCTGTGCCACATACTGTGGCTGCTCGACTTGCTGCCGTCGAAATTTATCGACAGCTTCATGCCGCTCACGTTTGACGATATCAGTTACTTCGGATTGTCTAAAAGTTCGTTCTTCTGGCGCACGTTGCGTTTCCGCAGGGGCGGGAGAAGAAACAGGGGTTGAGGGAGAAGTATCCGTATTCGCACTCAGTCCTTGTGCCATATCAGTCATATTGCTTCCTTTCACGACTATTGAAACGCGTCACCGTAAAATTGCTCCCACTACGCATGGGTCTCGGCTATTTTTACCGTTCTAATCCTTAAAACGTGTCACAGGCATAACTGCCTTAGCTATTCAAATACGCGCAACCGTCATGGTTAATCTATCATCAATAAATAGCTTAGTCAACGGACCGGTTAGTCGGGCTTATCATAATCGATCATCGGAATTAATATTAATCGGCCAATCGGATCTTCAACGTTAACATTTCTCCTATTCGGAGTACGTTGGGGCCCTACTAATGGTGGGCCTAACATTTTTACGACAGGATTCGAACCTGCAAAGACCCTAAAGTCTGTCTGATTAACAATCAGATGCCTCTCCATTCGGCTGCATATACACCTTTACTGTGGTGCGCAGGCTACGACACTGGCCAGTGTCTAAGGATTAAGGCTCCTAGCGGCCTTTTCCGTTCGCCCTAAGCTATTCCTAAAAAAACTATTGTGGTTTAAAATCTTCCATTACGCTTGAATCAATGGTTACCTCACAGGTCCAATTCGAATGTTGAATAGCTGCATCAATCAATCGTAATTGTCTTGCATGCCAATCATATTCTGCTGTGACCTTGTTCAACTCTAATTTAGGGAAAGCAGCCGATAATTCGTCAAGGCCGTCTGTGACTTTTACGCGTTGACCACGTACTTCATAAATTAAGTTATTTTGTTTGATGTTTTTTAACACTTCGACTTTTTGCTGTAATTCCTTGCGCCTTAACAATGCTTCTGCTAACTTTATTTGCATATTAAATCCTTATAGGTATTTGTATGGATTACAATTTAACGGTTAGTGAGTATAGAATAAAACATCTTAAAAGAGAACAACTTGGATATGAAAAAGATAATCTTTATAAAATAATAGATTCTAAAGCGGACACTCTTGATTTGGAAAGTCCGCTTCAAATAATAAACAATGGGGAAAATCCCATTTTTTACTATTAAATAGCATTATCCTGCCGGTGTGACAGAAATCCAAGAAACCGTTGTAGCAGCCCCTGGGTCTGCGCTAAATGTGACAGCCAATGTATTTGTTCCTGGAACCGCCTTTGCGATAGAAACTGCATTGGTTGACGTCAAAATCACCGCCGTTACAATGCTCGATGCCGTCATATTAGTCGTGGTAAACGTATTAGTCACACCGCCACCTGCAAATGCAGCTGTTGTGCCTGCATGTAACGCAAGCCCAGCATCAACAACTAATCCTGCCGTACCACTTGCTTTTACCAGATTGCCAGACACCAATGCGGCGGCCGCTTCGACAATATTTGCCGTCGCACTACCTGGATCAGCCAAAGACCATGTGGTAGCTTGTCCAAGAGAGGCATTACTGATAATTCCCGCAAAATTACCGGAATTACTGACTGCTTTTAGCTCAAGATTTCCCGTTGATGCCGTTGCAGGATAAGAAATTAACGCCCCTGCCGTACCGGACAATCCAGCTTGAATATTGCCACCATTGATCGCAGTCCCAGCATCCTCGCCAATCGTGCCTGTTGTGCTTGTAAATACAGCGATATGATTAGCAATCGTAGGTAGTGTCACTGTTACTGCATTATAAACCAATGTCGCAATACCATTGTTAAATTGCACGGTAAATTCAGAATAGGTGCCGGAATTGGTAGCTTGTGCATAGCTGTAAATAATATCAAAAATATCGGTTGGATAAATAGGATACGTACCTAAGACCTCGGACTGTAAATAACCGGCCGTCGTGATTTTTGCTAAGTTATCGGTTGTAATAATTTTGACTCGGCGAGGATTGACATTGACCTGTCCCGTCGTGTCCGTATTGATTTGGACAATACCCATGATTAAATTCCTTTTAAATCAATAAGTTATACGCTACCTGTGATGTTTATGATGCATTCCCATCTTTCCATGTTGTCCTACTTCAAGTTCACCATGACGCATCTTTACGCGTTCAATCCCTTGCTGATGAGAATCTTTTATCTCATGCAAAGAAGGATGTTCGTGATGCATAGATGCCATTTTGCTATGATGGGCTGACTTGTGGTGTTCGCGGTGCTTGTGATGTTCCATTTCGCCTTTGCGATGATGGTGATGTTCTCCATGATGCTTCTTATGCATTGTCAATCCTCCATGATTGTTACGCATATTATGGACAATAAAAGGGATTATTGCAATGTTCTACGTGAAACATTAGAATGAAGCGATAAATAACAATAGGTATAAATAATAACCAGGATACAAAATGAGAAATTATAATGCAAATCAACATTCAAAAAGACTTCAAGAGGCAGGGCTTGATGAGAGAATAGCTGATATTCACGCAGAACAATTATCTGAAATCGTAACAAATAACTTGGCGACCAAATCAGATTTGGCCAACATGAAAGAATATATCAATGGTATAAAAAAAGAAATTGAACTAACGATGCGATTAGGAGGCTTAATGATAGGATGTACGACTATACTATCAATTTTGTTAATGTATTTAAAAAAATAATGAGAATATAATCAGGATACAAAATGAGAGCATCCGTCACTTTCGATACATTAGAATTCATGGACGAATTAAAAAATTCAGGAATGAACCAAGCACACGCCGAAGCTATTACTAAAGCGATGGCAAAAGCATTCAATCAAATGCTTGAATCGAAAGAACTTGCTACTAAATCAGACTTATTCATTGCAACAAATCAATTAGAAATGCGGTTATCAAAATATATGGTAAAATGCACCGTGATTACCGTTGGGCTTATCGGAGGGCTAAACACATTATTTCACTTCTTTCCCAAATAATCTAAAATGGATCTTTCAAATAAGCATCGATACTTTTTATTTTACTTTCTAATTTATCTATTCTATTAGATATTTTCCTATTTTCATCAATTTGATAAATATAATGTTCTTCTAATTTTCTGAGACGTTTATCCACATCTTGCAGAAAAAGTTCCATATCAGTATATGATTTCATATAAAACGCTCTAATGTAATATTTTTCGTCATTCGAACCAAGCGATTTGCGAATGTCCAAATCTCGCCGGTCTCATTTATTGCAATCGTCCAGAATAGATCGTGATCTTGTGAATAGTCAATCAAAAATAGAGCATAACCATCACCTT